GGCTGGGTGTAAGCATTGTGCTGTTCTGGATTGTCGTTTTATGGCAAAAATTCCGCACGGTAAATGTGTTGTGCGTTTCCTGTCGCACCGCAGATTCCAGTGCGGTCAGATATTCGTTAAGCATTTCTTCTGTTTCTGCGGTCTCAACAAATTTCCGGAGATGCTCTACTGTCATTAACATTGTGCATCATTGCTCCCTTCCTTACTTCTTAAATTTGGCAAGTACTACCTTAGATGTGTCAGACAGAGCCACAGCGTAGAAACGATCTGCGCTGATGTCTGTCTTTCTTGCAAGCGTATCACGCTCTGTTTCCACGTTGGTGTCACGCTTAAGGTATACGGTCAGTGCTGCGGTATCGTCTTCTGTTTCGCTGTCCTGGTTGAGCTTGACGATCGGGCAGAAATAGCAGGGTGTAGTGGACTTAGACACCTTGTCACCAATTTTGGCAGACGGCAGAGTCTTCTGTACATCGGCGATATTGCTTGCAGTGGTAGCTGTGCCGGAGGATTCGTCGAAATAGTACCACTCACTGTGCAGCGGTACTTTCTTGGACGGTACAACACGGCAGTTAGACACCATGCCAATTTCGCCGGTCAGCATTACGCCGCTCTTGTACTTGTCAGCGCTGATAAAATCACTGTCCTTGCGCAGCTGGGTTACCTGCTTGGGATGCAC